GGCAGGCTTTGCCGACTCCTCTACAGTAAACTTTGGTATCTTGGTGGGGGAGTTAAAGCGCGGCAGACTCCTCAGCCCCGCAACAACAGCCTGAAACTCACTAGCCTTTAGCGACTCTACTCTCTTTGGCTTTGCGCCCACAAACTGCTCAACAACAACGCCCATCTCAGGAGAGTTAATGTCATTAGATATGTTCTTTGAGTCTAACACCTGATTGATAACGGCAAGCTTCTGCTTCGGGGTCTTTGCTGTTGATAAGTCAACAAGTTCACCCTGCACATTCTGGAACTTTCTGCCTAATCCGCTAGACGCATTCATCTCTGCGGCTATGGCCTTAGCTTCCTTTGCGCTTTTAATTTTTACAGGTCGATTCTTTGGAGTAAACTTACTGCCAGTCTCAACTTCGCTGGCGGTGCGGGGTCTTGTCGTAATTCTAACGTCATTGCCCTGTTCGTCTTTGCCTATAACAGTGTGAGTGGCTCTGCGCTTTCTAACTGGCGTTCCATCGCTTTTAAGCTCAGGGGTTCCGTCAGCATTTTTAGGCTCAAACACCTCTACTTGGGTATCTGCTGAGAATGAACTGGCGGGAGCTAGGGATGGGATAAACTGGTCAAACTTCTTGGATGGAACAAGACCAGACTCTCTTATTTCTTTGAGCGTAAAGTCAGCCTTCTCTGGCAACCCTCTCATAACGCGAGACTCATTGAGCTTCTGCGCGGCTGTCATGGGTATGTTTTCACCCTGAGCGATTAACTGCATTACCTGCGTGGCGGATAAGTCTTCTCTAAAGCCTTTCTCTACAGTGGTCTCTGCGGCAGAGTTGAGTCTAGTTGCGGGGATAAGGGTCGTTGGGCTGTTGGGGTGCATGATGGTGTCACCAACAACCGCCAAGGTATCTTTCTGCTCTAGATTGTAATTTTCTATTGGCTGGGCATTATCGATTACTTTATTAACAGTCCTGCTAATATTTGCGTCTATAACCTTTTGATTTAAACGCCCAGACACGATTCCAGCCTGATCTGCTGTCTCTAAGTTGTCAGCAACAACCTTTTCTTGCGGCGCACCGTCAATATCAGGGAGGTTTGCAACAATCTCGTAGGTGCCGTTGTCAGTGACGCGAGCGTCAAATGATCCTTCAGTAGGAAAGTTCCTACCTAGGGCTAGCTTGATTGCATCGGCATGTTCGTAGTCGATATTACCCGTAGTGGATTCTGCGGGTCTAGGGATAGGTTGTAGCCCTTCTAGAGACTGTACGGGGGGTACATATACTTCGCCAGTAACCTCAGCCTCAGCCTGTTTCTGGGCTTCCTCGGCCTCCTGTTGCTGTAGTTCTGTTACCGCCTGACGGCCATCTGCAATTCTTTGATCTTGCTCCGCCCTAAGAAGGTTTTCGTGGTCTATTTCTGCCTGACTTGCCGCCTTTCCCCTTCTGTTTGCCACAGAGTTAAGTATAAGGTCTGCGGCAAAACCGCTAGCGCCACCAACTGTAAATTCATCTGAGGTGAGAAGGCTCCCAAGAGACATATCGCTCTCAAGGTTCTCGTTATACACGCCACGCTCAATGGCATCCTGCATGATGTTGGCGACAACTTCCTGCGTTCCTTCCTCAAGGCCAGACTTTGACGCTGATTTAAGCCTTTCTTTAATGCTGTTAACAAACTCAGGCTTGGCGTTCTTGCTGATACGCCTTAAAATACTGCCCACAGACGCTAATTCTGTAAATCCTACCGCTGTGCCGCCAAATATGGCAAGGTCTTCCTGAGCCTCGGACACCTCAATGCCCTGATCTCTGGCTCTTTGTATTCTTTGAGCTTGCTCACCAGCACCTACGCCACCAGCCAAGGTTCCTGCCGCTCCTAACTGACTGCGTGAAGCAAGCTTACCTGTAAGACCTAGCCCCTTAACAGCACCCGCAGGGGTAAAGAATGAAGCAAACGAGCCAACTCCCTCACCGAATTTAGTGAGCCACTGATCCCTGTAAGCATCGCTAGCGCCAAGATTATCTTGTATAACCTCTTGACCTGCCTTTGCGGCAGACACAAGCGCATTCTCATCGCCACTATCTATTAAGTCTTCAAAGCCAAGGGCATTAGTACCAGCGTCAGCCAGTTCAGCGAGACCTTCTGCGGCAGTCAAGAATGATCCAGCAAAGCCCCTTACAGCACCCTTACCAAACTCACCAGCCTGTCCCAACGCTGTTCTTTTGTCAGCGTAAGGGTCTAGCTCCTCTTGAGGAGTTTGGCTTGTTGTCCCAAATACAGGATACTCTTGCTGGGCAAAAATCTGATCAAGCTCCATATCTGACGGAGGTTGATCGCCCTCTATCCTTAGCTTTCGGCCATTCGGGTCAACTACTTCATATACTGGCATTAGGCTATTTAACCTCGGTTATAGAATACTTCCCAGAAGTCAAAGAACCTGACTCAGAGCCAATATAAGCATCAACTATTCTTTTCGGCACTCTCAGGTCTGAACCGATGCTACGCCCAAGCTCTGCTCTCTTAGCGGCGCGTCTTCTTGCGTACTCGTTGGGGCTGGATATCTTCAACCCTGCCAAAGCAGGATCAGACTTCTCCCAATCTATTAGCTCTCTTCGCACCTCAGTTGCCAGCTTTATCTGATCAGCCTGATCTGCGGCACTTAACCTAAAGGCTTGATCTCTTGAGGCTTCAGCCCTTCGAGTATCGTAATATTCCTTCTGTAAGGCTCTATCGGCTTCTTTCTCTCGTATGCCTGTAACCGCCTTAGCCGCATTTTCAATGCCTCCTCCGAGGTCATTCTTCATAAGGCCAGCACCTATGTACATTAGTGCAGTAGAAAGCATTTGCTGATCTATTTTGCTGTCATTGCCAGCCTGTGAGGCTATAGACTGCGCGAAACCCTCAGCCTGCTGTCTAACAGAATCTTGGGTTTCGGCTGTTAATCCAGTAAACGGATCCTCTACACCTGTACCTGTACCTGTACCTGTACCTGTACCTGTGCGTGTACTTGCCGATGCTATTAACCGATTAAGCTGATCTTCACGCTGAGTGTCAATGTCATCACTTGCGCCGCCCTGCCCGGAATTGCTAGCGTTAGCAGTAGAAGCGCCCAGCAATGCTCCAGTGCTGTCTGCCGTATTGTTGCTGTTCGTGCTGGCTGTCGTATTGTTGCCGTTCATCCCGTCTGGAAGCGTAAAAAATTTACCAATACCTGTTGCTACATCGCCTAAACCAGCAAAATATCCTGTTTGAACATCAGTCTCTTCTTTTGTAGGGGGACGGACGAGGTGCTTACTAGCATCCTCTACCAGTGCGCCTGAAGGATCATCGATTTTCTCTCCATCTTCATCTACCTTTGTTGGCAACCTGATATTGGTAGGAGACACTACCGCTAGCAAGTCCGACTGCATGGATGTGGGCATTCCCCCAGCCGCCAAAAACTCTTCTTCTGAGATTGGCTTTTTGGCATTTTTTGCGTCTGCAAAAATCTGATCAACAGCGGTAGTGTCATCAAAATCTTGAGGAGCATTCTCAAACGGCGATGAAACTGCTCTGGCAATAGCGCCTAGAGGGGTTTTTCGATCTGAAAGTCTTCTTCCTTCTGGCACTATAGTTGATAGCGGAATAGCATCGGATGTCATATCGTCTATTACAGGTCTCACTTTTTGCACATCGTTCAGGCTAGAATAGATTTGAGCGGCTTGGTCTCCCGCAGTATCTCCAAACTGAGAGCGTATGGTATCCACCAATCGGCTCTCAGGCACTCCCATTTCACGCGCTCTCGCTATGTTGTCGATAAAAAGTTTGGCAGGGTCAAGTAAGGAAGCATCAATACGCTTTCCATCGTCAATATATGCGCCTCTAGATTGAGGTTCTGCGCCTAAGAAGTTAAAGTCGCGCTGGTTCAAAAAGCCCCCGCGTTGCATACGAATAGTGCCGCCAGCGTACATTCCTTGAGGCTGTTGCATGGGTTGTTGCATGGGCTGTAATGCGGCAATACCTTCCTGAACAACACGTTGTGCAACTTTGGGCTGTGCTTGCTGTGAGGCTTCACTGTTTTTACGCATACGGGTACGGTCATCAATCTCAGAGACAAAAGCCCACTGAGGAATTGATGGGTCTCCCTTCTGCGCTTTCATCAAAAGCACATCATCAGGAAGTCGGCTAACAATGTCGATTTGTTGCTGTATGTTATTCATTATATTGCCATCAACCTCTTAATAATTAACCGCGACCAAGGGCATTATACAACCCAACACCACCAATACCTGCACCAAGAGCCTGCTGGTAAGAGGATGGCCCTTCGCCAAATGCTGTTCTAGTGGTTCCGGGCGTAACCGGAATACCCTGAAGGATGTTACTGAAGAATCCAAGCTGTTCGCGAGGAAATGCTTGCTGGCGCAAGAAGTCCTGATATCCCATATCAAGGCTACGTTGCTCCAAGTCTCGCATATTCTGGCCTGCCGCCTGCAAGTTCTGCAATCGCTCAAGCTCCATACGCTGATCTTGACCGCCAAGGCTACCAAGAAGCTCAGAGGATCGCAGTATCTGATCCCTGTTTGCTCTATCTGAGTCTAACGCCTGCATTGCTAGATTGGACTGGTTTAGCATGTACTGATTATTTGCGTCTCTAGCGGCCATTCTGGCATCGTTCTGAGCCTGATTAACGCGCTCCTGTATCTCTTGAGCAGAAAGACCAAGCCTAGCACCTTCTTGCTCGGCACGTTGCTGTGCTTCAAACACCGCTCTGTCTTCTTGCTGTTGAGCCATTCTAAGCTGTTCGTTTTCAGAGAATGCTGTCTGAGAGAACTGCTCCTGAGCTTGACGGGCCGACTCTTCTTGCTGTTGAGCAGTTAACCCTAACTGAGCGGCTTGCTGTCTTGCCTGCTCGCCTGCGTTAAACGCCGCAAACTCAAACTGCTGTTGCTGTTGCCTAGCCTGATCAAACTGATTAAACGCATTGACCTCAAAGTTCTCTCTAGCCTGATTAGCCGCATCAGTTGCTTGTTGGGCTGTTAGACCTAACTGTGCCGCCTGTTGTCTTGCCTGTTCTCCAGCATTAAAAGCCGCTTGTGCAAACTGCTCTTGTTGCGCCCTTGCGTCCATAGTCTGCCCGTAAGCCGACTGACGGAACTGTTCTGCCGCTCGTTGAGCCTCTTCATTCATCCCGAATGCAGACTGACCAAATTGCTCTCTCGCCTGTTGCGCGGCATCTTCTGCTTGCTGGGCTGTCATGCCTAGCGTAGCGGCTTGCTGTTTAGCCCTTTCACCCGCTTCAAAGGATGATATCGCCATCTGCTGTTGAGCTTGTCGCGCCTGCTCAGTAGTGCCAAAGGCAGACTGTCTAAACGTCTCCTCTTGACCTCTAGCGGATCGATCAGCCTCAAACGCCTGTAAAGCCTGATTAAATGCCGCCTGATCGCCCGTAGCCTGTATGTCAGACAACTGTTGCTGTAGGTTTCTGTCCTGCTCGGCAAGCAAAACACCCTCACGGTAGCCGCCAAAAGCACCAGAACCAGCCGCTTGAAGGCCGATATCTGCCGCGCTCTTATCGGCTTCTCGTCTCGCTTCTCGCTTCTGAACATCAGTAACAAGTTGCTGATAAGGGTTCATGTACTGATCAAGAACGCCTTGATCTGTTATGCTTCCCGCCTCAAATCCACTTTCAAGGTCTCTTGCCGTGTAATCCTGCCCAAGCTCTCTGGCAACATACCCTGCATCAAATTCTCTTCCTTGATAGCCAGTTTCGTACTGCTGAGGTGCGTACTGGGATAAAAGGTCTTCAGCTATAAACTGAGAGCCTCTTGCGCTTGGATCGTAGCCTGCATCAAATTGCATTGGCTGATAGCCAGTACCGCGATACATAGCCTGATAATCACTGCCTATGTCCCCCGCCTGATAGCCAGAGTCAACGTCCTGAGCCATATAGCCAGAATCTCTCTGGCCTGCTTGAAAGCCTTGACCTAAATTTCCTGCGCCATAACCAGAGTTAATGTCTCCAGCAAAATAGCCTGAATACTGAGCATCAGGCCGATAGGCATTAGCGACTTGCATTGCTTGATTTGGGTCTTGATAGCCAACTCCTGCCGCCAACTCAGAAGCCTGCTGTAGTTGCATTGGATCGCCACGATACGCCATATCAGCGATACCGCCCATAGCGTCCATTTCATACGGGTCAAAATCGGCAAGACGAGGAGCCGGGTAGCCCTCATATCTTCTTTCGCTTTCATACGTTGCTCTACCTAAGAGGTTTTCATAGAACGGTCTTGCGTATTCGGGCAAGTTGGTTGTTGTTTGCTCGACTTCTTGTACGCCACCGCCGCCGCCACCTTTGCTCATTTCTCAATCCTCTTCTCATAAACAACATATGACTGTTCAAAGTCATCTTGCTTTAGCCATTTCCAGAATCCCTGCCTTGCAGTGGCCTCTATTCCGTCACAACCTGAATCTTTTGCGAAGCCGTTGAACTTTTCAAGCATATCCCACACCCAGTCGTTGAAGTTGTCTCCTCCAAGGAACTGAATGGCAAGCATCCTTTTGTTTGGATAATCTATAAACTCTGTAGTGCCTACGCCCTCAATCTCTTTATCTTCATTAAACGCCAACCAAAGATGTTGCTGACCGCTAGAGATGACCTGAAAAAGGACTTCCATCGTCCAGCGCCCATTAGAGCGTATTACAGCGCGTTTAAGCTGATCCTCTACGTCAGGCCACAATGCATTTAAATACGTTGTAGGGGCTATTGTGATGGTGTGTGTGATCTTTCTGGGGGCGTTCTTGTTCTTTACCCGTGGTTCTCTAGAAAGGTCTCTTTTAACCTCTTTCTTTTCGGCTACGCTACTCATGCAGGCAATACCCCACCTTGTTTAGCTTGAATTGGAGCAGGCTGTCTAGTTGTTCCGGTTCTTGTTGACCGAACCCTATCTAGCATCTCATCTAATTGTTCTGCGCCAGCACTTGAGCTTCCGTCACCAATGCCAGAAACTACATCAGCGGGAACAATGTACTCGTCAGGGCTTACTGCGACTGGCTGTTGATTGCCAATCATGCCCATAACCTCGTCATCCATGCCTCCACCTTGACCTTCTATCTTACCTTCTGTTTGGGCGTTTGGCACTACCGATTGTAGCACTGTATCGCGCAACTGAGCGAAGACTTCACTGCCGTAGGTATCTACGAACATGTTAATAACAACCTCAGCTTGATCGGAGGGCAACTGGCCTAGGATCGCTTGAGTTGTTTGCTCTAGCAACTGAGTTTCTTTGTTTTGAGGGGTCATTCCACCATTAGCCAAAGACACAGGGTCAGTGTTTGTACCCATAAGCTCCATCAACGCTTCCTCACCAATCTGAGCGGTAATAGCTTTTAGCTTTTGTTTAAGCATATTATATCTTTGCTGATCTCCTCTTGTGCCATCAGGGTCTACCTGAATAATCTGCTTGACCTCCTGAATAACCGAAAGAATCTCGTTAGGCTCCATCTGAGGTGCGTCCATCTGCATTGTGGACTGATCGGGATAGGTGGTCATTTCCATGCCTTCTGCACCCATTGCTGGAGCCATAGACGGAACGCCCTGCCCTTCAGCTAAAGACACAATGCCTCCACTAGCCATTTCGTTTCTGTTGTATATCGGTACGGTCAAGTCTCCGTAATCGCTAGCAAAGCTCCTGCGAAGGTCTTCACTGCCAATTCCAGTTACCAAAGCGCCAGCCTCTCTTGCGGAACTGTCCCTCAAGGCTCTTTCTGCATCATTTGCATCAAACGCACCGCGACCAGTTCTTAAAGCATTAGCCCTCATCGCGCTCTCTACTTCAGTGGTTCCCATATCCATGTTTGCGCTTGGGTTGTAACCGCCTTTTCCGGGGAATGTTGGGAAATTTGGCGGAAGCTCATATGGAGGATTGCTATCGGCAGGGGGGTCTGCTGGGTCTACTGGGTCTACTGGGTCTGGCAGAGGCTCTCTAAAGTAAACTTTCTCTGCGCCGAATCCTGCGCGAGGGTCTCGACCTTCAGCTACCATAGCCGCTGACTCAGCCTCTAACTCCGCACCTGTGACAATTCTGGGGGGTCTAATTGAGCGTTGCGTATCTACAGCATTGCCTCTATTGACGTTGAACATACGAATATCAGAGGGGATTCCACCCCCCTCAAACATCTGAACAGGCGCTCTGCCCATATTCTCTAGGTTATTGCGCTGGCGCATGTAATCTTGAGGGTTAATCGAAGTTAAACCGCCCTGATTGTACCCGTATGCTCCTGTGTATGGGTTGTTAAGAGCAGAGTCCTTCCGAGCCATCTCTACCGCATAGTCTCTCCGCGCATAAGCATCTGCCAACTCCGCATCTTTCTCAGCCTGCCTCTTACGCCCAGCCGCCCTCATGTCATCTGAAAGCATCTCGCCTGCTCTTGCGCCTTCGCCAATCGCTATGGGAAGAATTGACTGCTTTGACATTAGGTTCTTTGCAAAATCCACCTTTCCGTCTTTAAGAATATCTCCGGTGCTTACATTCATCGAATCAACATTGGCCTGCATAAGCCCTTCTTTTGCGTCAAACACATTTCCTTGAAGATTTGTTAGCTCAGGGCTTGCCAGCGCAGATGCCTCTACCCCTTGAGACAAAGCCTGCTGACTAAGGTCTTGAGTTCCTTGGGCAAGTGCCTGCTCTGCCCCCGTCAGTGCTGTTGTGGCTTCTGGAACTCCAGCTATAAGGTCTGACGCACCCCCTAATGCTTGACCAATACCATAACCAGTTAACCCAGACATAATCCCCTGCTTTAAGTCTCCAGTCACTGCGGTTGTAGCCAGACCGGAGCCTACAGCACTCGCGAGAGCCGCATTAGCTCCTAGAGCAGTTGCGGCAGAACCTAAAACCCCTGTCCCAAGCGCACCACCAAGAGCGGTAAATCCTGCCGATCCAAGCATACCTCCAAGCAATGGCGCTAAAAAGGGCAGGAACGCCTCTGGCTGACCTGTCACAGGGTTAGTGGTCAAAGAGCCTGTAGGAGACAGAGAAGCAAGTCCTGCAACCTCGACAGGGTTCATGTGAACCATCATGCTATCGCCATAACGTCCGTGAGTAGCCATTTGGTCGGCAACCCCCTGCATTGGGCGTTGGTTTGCATATTGCGCGTTAGGGTTGTTCATTAACTTGTCTCCACACCGAATAGGTTAAAACTTACATCTACAGCACTGGCGTACACCTTGATGACATCGGTCTGTCCGAGGCATATACCAATTACTACAGTTTGAGTTGTGTTAGCCGCAAGGGCTTGATCGTAGAATAAAAACTGCTTATCGTCTGCACCAGCCCCTGCAACATGTACGCTGACCCTGAAGGTGATGCTAGAGCCTGTTCTGTTGCAAATAACTAAAGAGCTTACTGTTGTTTGAGTTAAATCAGGTACAGTGTATAAAGTGGTTGTTGTTGTGGCCGCTGGATCAAGCTGACCCAATACCTTAATAACGTCAGTCATGATGCACCCATCAATAGGAACTGAAATCTACGCATAGCTAAAGAACCTTCTTTGTCGCCTTGGGTTTTTGCCGCAGTTATTTCAACTTGATGTTGATTTAATGCATCCTCAACGGTTTTCCGAGTTATAGATTCATTAAGCATGTCGTATTGAGCTTGAGCGATGGGCAGGGGTGTTTTCTTGATAGCCATTATCTTCTGCCATCCTGTCTAATCTGAAATCTAAGCGTTCCAAGTCTCCAGCCGTATCCAGAGCCTGTGCTTTCCACCCTGATCACTGGGTGTCTAGCCCGCGCTCGCAGGTATGACTCTGTTGTTGACTGGTTAACAGTAACTGACGAAAGCTCTGTTGCATCTTCAAGCGGATAGTTTCTGCCTTTTACTGTAATATCAACTGAAGGGTCGGCTCCGTCAAACGAGAAGTCGGGTATAACCTTGCTCATAAACATGAACCCTTCACCGTCACCTATCTCAAGGTCTCCAGACTCCACATAAGCCGTCATAGCGGAGCCGTCAGCATCAAAGCCGGTCTCATGGCTATAGAGGTAGTTGTAGGTTGCGGCTGTATCTGTATCAACGCTCGTTGCTATGGGGCTATCTCCCATTCCTGAATCAAACCATGCGCCTCTATCTAACGTCCCTACAGACCACAGGTTTTCCTCGTAGTTGTACGTCACATAGTTGGTTATCTCTGTATCTCCAGTTCCTATAGGATAATACCAAGTAACCTCGGAGTATGCAGAGTTTTCAGCCGCAAATACCTTGTAAGATTGGCCGACATTTAAGTTGGAGAACACATAGTCCTTAACGGAGCATGGGAGAGGCTGAACTGAACCGTTATAGGCGTAAAAACTACCCTCATCCATAAAGTACACGGAGCCTCTCGCATTGATTGCCGCTCTAGGGGAAACCATCGAAACATCTGTGCTAACTGTCGAAAAGTCAAATACAAAAGGGCCGCCCACGAATCTCATTGAATGCAGGCTTTCATCTGTGAATACAAGTATCTCTTGCCTTGTCTGAACAGCGCCAACGATAAGTGAGCCAGAGTTTATTCTCGCTCCGCCTGAAGTATTGGTCGCGGTGGGTGTCCAGTCGGTTAAGCTACCCTGATCAGAGAATCGTATAAACAAAGGGTCTATGGTTGATGACCCAATAGGATTTACGCCAAAAGCAATAACATGCTGATCAACATCGGATACCATTACCTGCAAGGCCGCTGTTGGGGGGTTTGATCCTCCAAGTGAGGCATCGGTAATGTCCAAAGCTCTGTTTGCTAGACCTGCGGAAATGTCATAGTAATATATACCTCCGCCCCTTGGATTGAACACAAGGTCTTCGCCAAAATTATCTTGACTATATAGTCTTAGCTGACTTGATGCTGTTATTGCTGTTACAGAACCAAATCCTCCACTACCCCAAGTGTTAACGCCCCAACCCGTGCTTTGAACAAACGTATTCAATCCTGTGTTTATCTGATACGCACCAACAGTGCTACTGCCGCCATTCCCAGAGTCGCTAGCGTTGGCGGTTACGGTGTTGCCAGAGGTATCTTTTGCAATAACAGTATAGCTATTGGAATTTATTATAGATGCTATCTGATATTCCTGATTAAGGACGCTAGCAATAACGGTTCCACCAAGGCTAGCCGCGCCAGAGAATGTTACAAAATCATTAACAACTGCACCGTGAGACGTATCTGACACAGTAATCGTGGAACTTTCATTGGACGCTGAAAACGTAACATCACCCGCTGATGTAGTAGCCCTTAGTGGCGTGACATCATTGAAGTTTACTCCCTCAGTGATGTAGAACTTTAGGTTTGTCCCAACACCAGTGTGCTTGGTAGCACCCAGTGTGGCCCATGTGTAGAGAGACCTGCAAACACCCTGAAAAGTATTTAGAGAAAACTTAGTCCAACCGCCTATTTTTTCAGGGCGACCTTTCCTAAAGCGTATTTTGTCAGAATCAGTCCACCCCTGATCGGCAGTATAGTCTGTCCCTTCTTTGCTAATTCCAGCGGCAAACTGAATCTTCTGTAAGGGCATAATTAACCACCATAGGGAGGATTAAATGGAATCTGAGGCATTGGTCTTCCGCCCTTAGATGGGCCGCTTGGCATCCTTCCGCCCTTAGATGGGCCGCTCATTGGTGGCCGACCATACGGGCTAGGCATCCGAGGACTAGGCATAAAAGGTGGAGGCACTCTTCTTGGCGGTTGAGCGGGAGGTCTTCCGCCCTTAGATGGGCCGCTAGGAAAAATTGGGTCTCTAGGGTCTCTAGGAGGTCTTTGCTCGTAAGGAGGCCGAGGCATCCTTCGAGGAGGATTAGGCATAGGCATACGCTGAGGAGGCTGATACCTCTGAACAGGACGATATGGCCGAAACTGAGGATTACTCATAGACGGTGCGCGATACTGTCCACGCAAGCTAGCTATTCCTGACTGATCAGAAAATAATCCACTAGGAGGTCTAGGTCTTGCATAAGGAACGTAAGGCTCAGGTGCTGGCGCAGGGTCTTCCATCACTGGGTCTTCTAATGGAGGATCAAAGTTATCAATAGGCCGATTAAGCTCTTCAGCGGTTCTGGTGTCAATATCATCAGGGTCTATCGGGCCAACTACGCCAAAACTAGGATCAACTGGTTCCTGACCTGCATTAGGATCAAACCTTATTGGCCCTGCGATAGGGTTATAACCACCCTTGCCGCCACCCATGCGAGGTGTCTGCATCATCCGATCTACTTGTTGCTGTCCTTGACGCTGTGTCGATGGAACGCCCGTAGAGGCCGGGGGAACATATCTATATCCGTCCGTAGGAAACTGGGACGTTCTGTACGAAGGAGTATAGCTACTTTCTGATATAGGAAACTGGGAAGTGCTATTGGCTAGATCAGCCGTAGTGGTAACACCTCCCTTGCCACCACTCATTCTAGGCTGGGAAGCTGGCATGAAGCCCATTCCTCTAGGGTTTATTTGATTACGCCCAAACGCTTCGTTCTGGCCTCTCATTGGCTGTCTGCTACCCATTCCCATTATTGATACTCTCCGGTTCTTATCATGTTAGTGACCTCAACAGCCCTGTTACCGACCTGCTGGCTCCACCTAGAGTCCATAAACTCATCTGCCGCCCTGCTATAGTCTTTCTCAGACATAGCCTGCAATGCATTCTTAAACTTTCTTAATGATGTTTGACCTACATTAAAGGACAGGTCAACCATCGCATCTTTTCTTACAGGATCAAGCCCATCAAACCAATCATACTCTGATGATAACTCATCAATAACCCTATAGATATCGTTCGTTAACAGTGACAAAACCTCAGAATCAGAAAGACCTAACCCAGAATCGGAGATGTTTCTGCCAACTCCTATCGTTTCATAGCCAGCAGAACACTTATATACATGCCGTTTAACGCCTTCATGACGCTTTAGCATTATTATAAGCCTATTGAATCTAGACTGACTCACTTCTTTGCGGCCTTCTTCGTGTAAGCCTCGTTCTTTTTTGTATTAGGGTTGTCGCCAACAAAACGGCCCCTCTTGTCTCTTGCACGAACCAACTCGTCTTCCGGGGCGTGTTTATCTTCCTCTTGACTGGTTGAGAACAGTGAGGCTACCCAAGTAAATAATCCCATTTTATTTCTCCCGTGATACTTTCTGAATTTTTTCAACGGTACGCATACCGCCAAGACCAAGCATACCTAAAAGCACAGGCATCATCTCAGACATCTGTAGCAGAGGTATGGTTATCTCGCTTCCAGCAACCGCCAAGGCAAAGTTGCCCATTGGAATCAGTATATAATTTGAGGCCATGCCGATTACAGTTACCCAGCCCACAGCAGGTCTCCAGCCAGCAACAAACATTGATTTTGATGCCGCCTCGACCTTATTGACCTCCAACTGCCCCTTAGCGAGTTCTTGAGCGTGGCGCTC